CTTACCCGTTCACGGTCGTTATCTTCGCTTCCCATACGACTGACTCCTCTATCTTCGTTGGATCTTTTGCGTCTTGCGTTAAGAACTGCGTTTTGATCGGGCCAACGCCAAGCGCCATCCAGTAACGCGCGCCTGTTGCGGGCTTGCCGTTCCAGTTCTGTAGATAGGTGAACTGAATCACGTCTTGGTAATACACGCCCATCACATTGATCTGTGATATGTGTTCTTCAAAATGCACAATCTGCACGCCCTTACTTGCGGCTGGGGGCCAACATTTAAAAAAGTCAAACTTTGGATAGTTGATATAATCAGACCCAACTTCCTGAAACTCGCCCCAGCCTATCGGGGGGTTAAGAACAACTTTCTTGTTACCCGGATAATCATCGCGCCACTCAGCGACGCCAAAACCTGTGCGGTATTGATAATACCACTTGTTCAGCCATGTGCCTGCGCTGTCGTAGTTGTTATACAACATGCTGTCGCTGCCCTTGTCGTAACTAAACACAGACGTAAACGACGGCGTATCCGGCGCAGAGTAATCGAAGCGACGTAGTTCGCCTGACTTGAAGAACGGCCAATAAGCCGGAACGAAAAGTTTATCCGCCACAGCGCACCTTATCCTTTGCTAGAGCTAGTCTTGTCCGCGCTGCGCTTGGCGATATGCTCAAGATCACCGCGATGTCTTTACATTTAAAGCCCTTACGAAACAGATCATACACCTGTTGTTCTTTGGGCGTTAGACGTGTTGCGTCGTTCCAAACTTTACGTTCGGCCATCTTCTTATCTTTCTGTTTGGAAGTTAACGGGGCGGCCCGATGTCACGCGAATACCGCCCCGCAATCCATCTAGGAGACGATCATACCTAGATGAATATCAGCTACGGCGGCGGCGCACCGTGCTTGCCGGTTCAGGTATCACATCCTCACCGGCGCTGCCGTCTAAGCCGATCCACTTAATGATCTTAAATACAGGAGTGTAAACACGACCATAAACCTTATGTGCGTAGTATTCACTACCAAGTTCTACCAGCGGCACAATCGCTTCAGGATCTGAGTCAGATTTATCCGCTACTTGGTGCATAAGCGCTGTTAGGGCGCGCTTACCACCAACTGACGTTGTTGAGAAACGCGCGTTTAACTCTTCATCAGAGCCTTGCACACATTTCACAGCCATGCCCAGTTGGTTTTCCCAACCACGCGCAGCGCCACTAGGAGGTGGCCCAAGATCTACCGAATCAAGATCGACATTTATCGGATACATCTTCTCAGCCAATACTTCGCCTTGGCCCCAAGCAATAAAGCCGTGAACAAAAGAGAAAGGATTGACCGCCCATACGCTAGTCTTCTCAATTTCAGTCTGGTCAGCGCCGACGACCCAGTGGCCGGTCTTGTCCATCTTGATAATTGCTGCGTTCATAGGCGCAAATTCGGATTTAACCGAACGCAACACCTGTGAAAGATTAGCTATTACGTTATGTTCAACATTAAACTTTACTAGATCAGACATTACTTCACCTGTAGTTTAAGTGTGGCAGCACGGATGTGCTTACCGAGTTGCAACACGGCTGGACGCGGATCTGACTCCGGCGCAATCGTGTTACCCGTTGAAACAGCAACGACGTGATCTTTTGGCAACTCTAGCTTGTGTTTCTTCAACACCTTCTCTAGTTGCGCGGGCGATCTCAACTTCGTCTCTGTTAATTCATCAGATTCAAGTCCCATTTCTCTAAGAGCTTCCAATGCGCCTTCGTCGTTGACCCACTGACGTGTGGCGCGCTTTGGCACAAGTTTAAATCCTGGGATGGCAATGTCGTTTTCAAGCGCCTGTTGCGCCATCTCACGCACAGATTTGATCCAGTCCTCAACACGATCTGCAATAACAAGCGCATTACTGTAGCCCTCTGGCGATATGCTGTTCAGTTGTATCCGTAACGCGCGCTCAGTCTCGCCCGTCATAGCAGGACATATTGGCTTGGCTGGACACCACTTGCAATGATCGCCAATCTTAACAGGCGCGTTAGGACGCAGCGCTGTTGTAACGGCGTCGTAAAGCTCACGCTCAAACGCTTTGACGCGACCTGGCGTAGTAGTCCAACGCTTTACATATGGCGGCTGGACAATGATGCACTCTATTTCAGTGACGCCCTCAAACGCCCAACGGGCTTCGTCAGTCCGCATAGCCGCAGCGGCATAAAACAAAAGCTGATGGTTCTCGACAGCATCCACCGCCACCCCATCACCAAACTTCCAATCGAGAACAACTGCACGATTGCCAATACGACCAATGAGGTCACAGGATCCGAATACGCCAGCTAGATACCCTCCAAAGGAGACGGAAACTTCAGTCTGAAATTCCATCTGTGTGTCAGGATCAATCTCATTCAGCGCGTCAAGGGCAGGGCGTAGTTTACGCTCAATGAGATCATCGCCAAGACCGAAATCATCAACAGATGCACCATGAGATAAGATCTTGTGTATCGCATCATGTAAGAGTGATCCTTCCTCTGCATATTTTGATGATGGTCTTGGGGGAACGGATTGCGCGAGCTTAACAGAGCCAGGGCAGTTCATTACGCGCTTTGCAGTTGAGCCGCCGACTATATCCGAGTGCATTGTATATTACCTTTCTGTGATTTGCATACTAGACAATTTATTACGGATGTGTCAAATAGTTTTTTATGACTGATTTGGAAAAAGATATTGAACGCTACTTTGTTAAGTCCGTTCAATCACTTAACGGCGTTGCGTTTAAATTTAACAGCCTGTCAAATCGTGGCGTTTCTGACAGAATTGTCTGTTTACCAAACGGCGAAACATGGTTTGTAGAGTTAAAACAAGATGGCGGCAAGCTATCGGCGTTGCAAAAGATATTTGCCGAAGACATGAAGAAATTGAATCAGCGTTATGCGTGCCTCTGGAATCGTGAACAGGTAGATAGATGGACTTACGACCGTATCAACATGAAGCCGCAGACTTCCTCTTCTGTCAAAACAGAGCAATGATTCTTGCGCCGGTCGGCGCAGGTAAGACCGCAATTACGTTAACCGCAATGACAGAAATGTTGGCGCGAGGTTTTGTGCAACGCTGGTTAGTGCTTGCCCCAAAGCGTGTTTGCACTGATGTTTGGCGACAAGAGGGGCAGAAGTGGTGCCCTGAATTTGATATATCTGTTGCAGTTGGCACGCCAGCGCAACGCAAAGCCGCCTTCGATTCTGACGCCGACATTGTGGTGACGAACTATGACAATATTCCTAGCATTGATCCCACTGGCTTTGACGCTGTGGTTTTTGATGAGCTTACGCGATTAAAAAACCCAAGCGGTAAAAGGTTTAAATACCTATTAAAGATACTTGACAAGTTTCACATCCGTTGGGGCTTGACAGGATCGTTTACATCGAACGGCCTAGAAGACGTATTCGGCCAGTGCAAAGTTGTTGACCAGAAGTTGTTAGGCCGCAGCAAAGGCGCGTTCCTGCAACAGTATTTTTACTGCGTTAATCGAGACTATCAACAATGGGAACCGCTGCCGGAAGCGCTCGCGCATGTCATGGCCGCGATCAAACCAGCGACATATGTGCTAGAGGCTGGCGAATATAAAGATAAGCTACCGCCGTTAAACGTCATACCGATGCGTTGCGATATGGATTTAGCGCCGTATAATAAAATGAAAAAGGATTTTGTCCTTGAACTTAGTCAGACCATCAGCGCTCCAACGGCGGCGGTTGTTACGCAAAAACTTCAGCAACTTGCCTGCGGCTTCATTTACGGACTGGATAAGCCGGAATGGATCGGATCCCATAAGTTTAATCTGTTGGATGAAATACTCGAAGAAAATCAACGAGCAAACACAATTATTGTCTACAATTATAAAGAAGAACTAGCAGAATTAAAAAGACAATATCCACAACTCTCTACTATGGACGATGAAAATGTCGTTGACAAGTGGAACAAAGGTGAACTGGAGCTATTGGCCCTGCATCCAAAGAGCGCAGGTCACGGGCTGAACTTACAGTTTGGCGGCAACAAGATCATCTTTCTATCGTTGCCATGGTCGCTTGAACTTTACGAACAGACCATCGGACGGTTGCACCGTAGCGGGCAGACAAAAGAAGTGTGGTGTTATGTTCTGATCTGTAATAAGACTATTGACGAGCGCATCTACGCAAGTCTGCACGACAAGCGTTCGTTAGCGGAGTTAGCCTTAAATGAACTGGCGTGAATTGAATGAAGTCCTGACGGACTACACGGAACAAGAGGTATTGGATCTCTTGGAAGACGAGCGCAAGAACGCTCGGCGGTCTACGGTCATTATACGTTTGCATCAGCGTTACACGACGTTGCGAATGTTGCGTGAGCGAGCCGAACTAATAGGGGAAATAGATGAATCCGCACGATCTACTACAACAAGCCAGCGAAATTATCGGAGAGCGCGGGGCTGACTACGGTGGAATTGAAGATAATTTTCAGCTTATTGCTGATCTGGCATCTCTGCGTCTGGGCCGCGATATTCACCCCTTTGAGGTAGCGATTATCATGGTCTGCGTTAAGAACGCTCGCGCGTTTAGCAGCCCGACGCATATCGACAGCCGCCTTGACGCGATGAACTATGAAGCATTTGCGGCGATGTTTGCTAATGATTATGCAAATCAGAAGGCCGCGACTGGCGCTAACATCGGATACAAAAAGCGCGCGGATTTAAAACCCGCTAAGAGAGAAGAGTTAAAGCCGACACGCCGCCCTGAGCTTGCCGTAATCGACGATAAACTGACCCGTTGGGGTTCCTCTGAGCCGCCGAAGCTCACTGGCGACAGCGCGCTGTTGAGCGACTGAATACTGAGCCAGGGGAGGGCAAGACCCTTCCCTGACTGTCTGGCAGCTAGAAAGCGCCGTTGTTGAGATCAGAAATAGTATCGTCAACGGTTTTAGGGGCCATAACGACATTAGTCTGTCTTTCTTTTAACTTAGCCGCAAGATCCATGCGACGCACGACTTCCTCGCGCCGGCCTCGATCATAAGCGTCAGCGATTAACATTTTAACGCCGCCGTAGAGCACCGTTAAAAATAAGCCAATTAAGATAGCAGTTGTCATGCGCCCGTGACGTTAAAATCTTTAGCGCCGATAAGACCGATAGCAATTAACGCAGCCTGAAGCGAAGGCCAGTCAAGCGTCTTAGTCTGCCACGCGTTGAAGAGAACGCCTACAAGAGTAAGGATTCCAGGGATCGTGGTTTTCCAATTCTTAATCATTCGAGTGTCCTCCTAAAATAAATGCCAAGCATAAATGCTAGTTTTGCACCGTATGAAATCGAAGCGGCAACCGCGACGATATATACAATTCTATCCAACAAGCGAGAGTATCTGCGCTTTAACGTCAGCGATACGTGCAGACCAGCCTTTGCCAAACGTAGACCAGATCGACAACGACTGCATGAACGCCAACCGCTTGTTCGTGACGGTCATCGCCACATAGGTCTTGGTAGCTTGGATTGTTGCAGGGCCGATTTGACCGTCCTGCGTAACGCCGACAACGGCCTGTAGTGTCTTAGCTGCACGGCTTACGCCGGAATTGACAGCAAAGTCGAACACAGCAAAATCAACGCCAGCGGGCAAAAGATCTCCAGAAATACGATCCCAGTATAAGTTCTTGTAAATCGCCGCAACTTCCGAATCAGCAATAGCGCGCACGCTCTGCGTTGGGAGATTCTGTGATTTACGCCAACTGTCATAGACCGCTTGCGTAACGCCCTTATTCGTCGGGCCGCCTGGATCTTTTGGATGGTCAACGTAGCCGCCCTCATATTTGAGAACCTGCTTAAGCGCCTGTGGATAGTTCTCTTTCATCGCCGGTCTGCTTTCTGGCTTACAAGATCTCGAATGGTGTCAAGTTTTGCAAACACTTGATTGAGCACGGTATTAAATTCTTCGCGTGTGATGTAACGGCCAGCAACAAGCACCTCGATCTCACCAACCTTTTCGGCCAGTTCTTTATCGGCGGCTTGCAAGTCTTTGACAGCGCCCCAGACGGTATTCAATACCCATCCGCCCAGGACGCCGATCACGCCAACGGCGACATCAAAAAATACTTGATATTCAGCCATCGGTGTCATCTCGCCATCGCGTTTCTGTTTTCGGGGTATAGTGAATTTTGCACTGACATAGCCCCCGTGATGGCGGCGCGACCTAAAGTCCGTCGAGTTGATTCAGGTGGTTTAGGTATAGCCTTTTGTGCGGCGCGTTTAGCTGCGCGATCAATCATATCAGCAAATCTATCGGGGTTTTTTATCATCGCATCGGCGATAATCGCTGCCGTTTTACGATCCGCGAAGTTTTGATACGCAGAATAAAATTTTTCTGTAAGTGTCATTTCGCGGCTTAACATGCCTTTAAACGCTGACCGAGGCACACCTTCTTTTTCAGCTTCCTCAGTAACCGCTTTAAATGCAGTTGGCGCAGGGCGCGCTTGTGCGAGCTTTTCAGCTTTATCCAGACGCGCTAATTCATCCGCTACAACTTTAAGATCGGTAAGTTGTTCCTGCGGAAAAGTGTCGGCTAATTTAATAACCATTTTACCTTGCGGCAAAGGCGCGGCTTTAGCTACTTCCTCTAACGCTTTTTGATTAGCAGCTAAATTTGTTAAACGCATATAATCATTGCGACCAATCGCCATGCGAATTGTATCGTCATTTTCACGCAAATATTTTAGCGCATCGTCAGGCTTTTTTGTTCCAATAAAGTTAATCGCGCGGTCTACTATCTCTTTATTGAACGCTTCGCGGGCTGGGCCTTCTAGCCGCTGCGTCAGTTCGCCCATGAGCCGCTTGTCGCCAAGAGCTGCCGTCGTAAGCGCCTTTGCGTCGGCATAGCCGCGAACTCTTGCAGCGCTATCTGTAAGCTCTTGTAAGCCAGTCATTAGCCGCTGCGCTTCCGCGCGGACAGGGCCAAACACTTCGTTAGCGTCAATACCCATAATCTCTAGTTGACGGGCATGTTTGCCTACAAAATTGTCAATCTTGCTAGGGTCTATTGCGCCAGTCGTAAAATCAACCGCATCTGCGCGGGCCATATCCTGAAGGCCCGATGTCATGGCCTGCCGTGCAACAGCATCATTACCAAAGGTTCGCGCGAACTGCGCGGCGTTATCTTCGTTTGCCAAAAACTTAGATACAGTTTGGCTTGGCAACAAACCCTGTTGGTTCTTCTTTGTTGTGCGTAGGATGTCAGTGACGATACCCTGTCTGTAACGCGGAACAAACTCCGTCCGATAAGTGTTCAGCGCGTTTTCATACTGGAACTTAGCCTGTTCAGGTATTGCGCGGCTGTCTCTGACTGCGGTGTCAATAGCGCCATGCAATTCATATAAGTCGCCCATTGGCTTACCGGCAGCTTGAGCGGCAGCGATGTCTTTATTCACAGATTTACGAACGCGGTCTAATTCGCGTAATGTCGCGCCGCGCTGTAACTCGTTAAGATCTCGAACAGTCCGCGTAGCTACGCCTAAAGGCACATCAGCTAATCGACCACCAAGAATATTTTCCGCCGTTTGGATAACGCCGCGTGTATCAATCCGTCTGTTACCAGCGGTTCTAAAAGCGTCTTCATATAAAGGCGTAATGCGCTGCTCACGAAAAGCATCGCGTGTCTCACCAAGACGCTGACTCAACGCCTCTCCTGGCGCAATCTGACCTGTAGCAGGCATCATCTCGCCTGTAGCGCCGAGCGCCTGACGACCCGCAGCCTCTTCAGTCGCATATTGACGCAATAGCTGATTGCGCGTCTCGCTTAACTGCGCCCGCGCTTGCGGAGACATTAACGCGCCTTGTTGCTGTATCTGTGCGTCAATTCGTGCAAGCTGATCTTTAATTGCCTGTAACCGCGTTTGTTGTGCAATTAACGCTTCTCGCCCCGCTGGCGTAGATACAGAGGAAAGACTTGCTTCGCGGGCGGCTAATCTAGGCTCATACAGTTCAGCTTCAGCTAATCGCTGGGCCACTGTAGCTGTTGGAGCGCCCGGAGTTACAGGAATATTAGCCCGCGCAGCTCCTGAAACAGCTTGCGGATTAGTCATCACGTCGCCGTATAACTGATTCTCTACAACTCGTTCTGCCGCGCGTTGACTGAATGGCGCGAGCACAGAAGGCCCAGCGCGCTCCATTATAGCGCCAACGCCACGCACACCCAATTCAGGTATGGCCGCAGGGCTTGTCATACGCGACATTGTTGACAGCGCACCGCTACCAGATAAACCCCCGATACCGCCTGTAAGAGCCGACACGCCAGCCAACGCACCAAAAGGATCTTGTTTAGCAAATGTCGCGCCGCGTTCAATAGCCTCAACGGGGCTCATAACAGCGCGATTTATTTCACGCGATACGGCTGAAGGAATTTGTTGTATTCCTTTCAACGCGGCTGCGCGGCCCTCCGGCGTTGTAAGTCCAATAAGCCCTTCAGCAATGTCATATCCTTTTGCGCCAAGCCCGACGGCACTTTCAGGGATGTTTCCTATTGCTTCTCCTACACCACCGACAAATTCTTCGGGTGAAATAGCTAGTCTTTCAGCAACATTAACCAACTTTTTGCCCGCTGGCTCCGCGGCGCGGTAGACATCTTCAAGAAAACCTACTTCGCCTCGCGGCGCTGGCGTTGCTACAGTTAAACCAAAATGATCTAATATTTCAGCGTCAGTATGACCGGCTTCACGCGCTTTAGCGCTTTCAGGCCGTGACAAAAGATATTGACGGATCTCTTCATCAGAGTGACCCGCATCTTTAGCTGCTTTAATACTGGCGGCAAAATCAACCATTTTGACTCACTTAAAAAAATCGCCGACATTTGATTTAGGTGCTTCGCCAGCTTTACCGCGCGGCATAGTTTGCGCTGTAGGAGCACCACCGCCAAGTAATTTCTTTAACACATCTATAGAGGCGTAACCTTGACTTAATGCTTTAACGCTATCTGGATTAAGCAGAGCTTGGTCGAGTTTTTCCGATTCTTTAACAGCGTCCATCTGCGTGACGCCCATTTCAAGACCTTTACGAAGCTGCGCTTTAAGAACCGTAGACGCTGTGCGAAGCGCTGCCAAACGCGCGTTTACTTCGGAATCGCTTAGATTGCCTAATGCTTGGCCGGTCGGACTTTTACGAAACGCAGCTTTCCAATTTTCGGATGTTGTCGCGCCTGCGCGGGGTATGCCGCCTGCTTCAGCAAGACCCGTTAATTGTTCATCAATAACACTTAAATTGTCACCTATATCCATACGCGCTGACACTTTTTCGCGGATCGGCCCTGGTGGTAATTGTTTAAGCTGTTCGTCGCGCATAAGTTGTTTTTGAATAATAGGATCAATTTGTTGCTGGCCCATGTCCGTAACTAAACGACCCATATTATTAACGCCTCTTTGAGGCGATAACGCATTAGTAGGCGGCAGATATTGTGGTTCTGTAGCTATTGGTGGTTCGCCAAATCGACCCGTAGGCGTAACAAGAACGTCTCCTGTTTTCATCCCAGATATAGGTTTACGCGCTTGTAGTCGTTCTTCCGGCGTTTCCATAAACCCTTCAAGAGCTTTCATATCTGGTTGAGCGCCAAGACGTTTTTGCGCGTATGGCGGAAGCTCTTGATATATCTCAGCATACCGAGCAGACATCGTTTCAGGATCACGCGCCATGACCGCGGGAGTGATAAGACGTTGAGCCAGTTTAACATCTTCGGCGGTTGCTTCAGAAGTAGCTTTACGTCCTTCTCCAACTGCCTTTTGTCTTTTATAAGGTTGTAATTCTTCCTCGCGGCGTTCCGAACCGCGCAATGCAGCTTCTCTCGCTTGTTCGGCATACATGCCTGAGTAAGGCGTCATAAATTTAGCAAACGTGGTGGGACTTCTTTGAGCTAATCCAGCAAGTGTAGTCCGCGCAAAAGGATCCATTCCTGGCTGCGAATAATACTGGCGAACCATTTCATCTTCGCGCCGAGCGCGCTCATATTCTTCCAATTGCTGTTGCGCTAATTGTTGTTGTGTAGCGCGCGCGCCCATCATCTGGTATTGCGCCAGCATGTTCGTAAAGTCAGTGGGCGTATTCGCTAGGGCGTTGCGAGAGGCAATTGTATAATCAATCGGCATTTAAATCACCCTACCCTTGGCGCGCCAAATGTTGGCACGCCCATAAATCCGGGGCTGTATCCTGGCGCATACGTCGGCCCTCCGCTCAAGTAACCTACCTGCGACGGAGCGTATATAGAAGATCTACCTTGAGGCGCAAAACGATCCGCCATGCCATATGCCATCATAGCGTTAACTGGCGTGTTAAGCGCGCTCTGAAGCGCTGACGCGCCGCCCATGTAACCTGAAGCGCGGGCAGACGCTGCGTTCTCCATGCCGGTCGCATACGGATTAGCTGCCGCTAAAGCCGTCATTTGAGGGCTTGCAAGCCCTGTATACGCGCCTGCTATTGTGCCGCCAGCATTAGAAGCTAGATTACCGAGATTAGCTCCAGCCGTCGTTGCAGCCTGTCCTAAATTAGCGCCGGTGCTAAATGCACCTTGAGCGATGTTGCCGCCTGTAGTCAGCGCGGCTTGGCCGAGGTTAGCGCCGGTCGTAAATCTATTACCGGCTAATTGATTGCCTGTAGTTCCTGCAAGTTGGGATACTGTCCCCGCCGCGCCTGCGCCTGTGCCAGCAATATTTTGCAGCCCTTGGGTAACAGCTAACCGATTAGCCATAAAACGATTATAAGCATTGCCATATTCTTGACTTGCTAAACCTTGACCAAAACGCTCGGCTGCTTTTAATGCGCCGCCTGACCCCGCTGTGCCGCCAGCGCGAGCCATATTGAGCATAGATTGTTGACCCTGTTGTTTAAGAAATTCATACGCAGGGTCTAATTGAAGTTGTTCATACGTAGGCTGTTGTGTATATTCGCCGCCCTGTCCATACAGTGCTGATAGACGATTAATTGCGCCTGCGCCCGTGGTCGTATAAGGCTCTTGAGCTGCTACGCCTTGGCCGTAAAATTGGCGGGCTATATCTTCGCCCTGTTGGGCTTGGCCTAAAATATCTGCGCGGCCACGGCCATAATAATCTGTTAGCGCCCCAGCGCCTCTACCATAATAGTCCTCTAAATCCTGTCGGCCTTTGCCATAAAACTCTCTTACGTCGCCAGTGCCTTTATCATAAAATTCACGGCTTGCCGCTGCGCCTTTCTCGGCCATCTGGCGCGCTTGCTCAAGCGCTTGTTGTTGAGCGATATAACCCAACATGCCACCCGTTTGAGCGGCCTGCGCCTGTGTGCCTGCCGCACGCTGTGAAGCCGCATAGCCAGCCCCGCTACTGAGCGCGCTTGCTGCGGTGCTTCCTAAAAGGGCTAGTGTGAACGGATCCATAATGCCTCTTTATATCATGAGTTACTTAAAAATCTAACTGTTGGTGCCTGTGCAACGCCAACGACCTCATTACGGAATGACTCAGTTGCCGCTGCGCCCTGACGGACTTCTTTGGCGACTTCAATCTGAAGCATAGGTAGCGCCGCCACAGCGCAAACCCACTCGTCTACTTCTTTGCCCGTGTTGGGGTTTGTGCCCCGTAACAATGTGAACCACGCGCATTTTAACTGCACGCAGTCTTTCTTAATCAAAGGGCAAAAAGTTCCGTTTTTCAGTTCCATGTTAATTCTTCGTTGCGATGATTACGTCTACATACTGAACAGCAAGATTAATACTTGGTGCGCTGAAGCCGTGAGCGTGGCCACCCCCGCCGCCCGTATTGGAGATAGAAGTGGATGCGCTAAGACTGGCATATCCAGTGCCTGTGGTGCCTGTCTGATTACCAGTATATGAAGCGCCAACAGCAAGACCACCTGAACCACCAGCGACAATAACGCCGCCGAATGTATGAGTATGTCCGCTGTCTGATACCGATGTAGACGCGCTATGGTTATGTGAAGGTATATCAGCGGTCGTCAGTGTATAGCTGGCAACAGTGCCAGTGACAGCTTGAGACGCAAAAGCCGTTGTGAAAGCTACCGAACCGCCTGACGACGCTGCGCCAGATACGACGCGGAGCGCTTTGTTGTCGTGCGTGGTTGATTTCGTCCAGCCTGTCGGAGCGGTCGTTTGAGCAAACAACATCGCCGTGCCGGACGGTATATTCGCCCATGCGCCGGTAAAGCTAGTCGCCGTAACAGATCCAGTAAAGGTAGATCCGCTAGAGTTAATAGTAAGCCGCGTTCCGGCGTTAGTCTTAACCGTAAAATTACGGTCGTCGCTTACATCAAATATAGAGTCTGTAGAATCCGCTGACATGACTGTGCGAGACACGCCGCCAGATGTCGAGATCTGAATAGCGCCGCCAGCTACGTCAATAGCGTTTGCGGGTGTTGCGGTGCCAATACCTACCTGACCTGTCGTGTCAACAACAAATGGCGATGAGTCAGGATCGGCTGAATCTTGCACTCTGATAGCCGCGCCTGCGCCCGTTTGCGTAACGAGAAGCGCTGGGCCGGAGGTATTGGCCGAGATCGTGACGTTACTGGAAAAGACCGGCGACAACGCCGTCGATGGCGCGGCGATATTATCGACCGTCCAAATCTCAGTGCCTTCGGAGTTTGTCAGTTTAAATTTATAGTTAGCCGACGACAACCAAATATTAGCTTCGCCACGCGAATCCAACACAATAGGATTGCTGTTCGCCGTCGCTGCGGTTGAGTCCGTGTAGGTCGCCTGCGGCGTGGTCGTGCCAGCTTCATAAGTATAGAGAAAACCGCCTGCCAGCGGTATGCCTGCGGCGTCAATAAACTGAGCTTTAGCGGTGGGCGATACAACAGCCATTTAGACACCTACACAACTTGTAACGGTCAGGATGACCGAAGGAATAGCGGGAACTGGACTAGAGGCAGCCACATACGGAATTGAGACATTTAAATTGCTAGAGGAATAGACCAGCTCAAAATAATCGCCTGTCTGAAGGTTTAGCACGAAATTCCATGCGGCGACAATCGCGTCGTTAGATCCGCCGGTTAATGTCACTTCTGTCGCCGAATCATCTACATTGATACCGTTTATTCGAGGCCATATATAAACGCGCTTAGTGCCGCCTGCCGTATTATGTATTTGCGCGGAAAACTGAAAATTATATGTAGCTGTATTGTCTACATAAACGCGAGACGTTGGTGTGCCGATATAAACACCATAAGTCAAATCGGATCCGTCGGCGCGGGTATAAGTGTTGTTGAAGGTTATTGCATACGCTGTGTTAATGACAGCGGGCGTAAACGTCGCCGTGCTATAAAATGACCCATATCGGCGACCAGCTTCGAGAGCTTGGTAAGTATTAAAGAACCAACGATACCACGGGCGGTTAACAAACCCCGTAGCGTCATCGTTCATCTTAACGCGAGCTGCGGGGATCTGTGTGTTATTATCGACCAGATTAGGCATTGGTCGGACTCGCGTGCAACTCAGCCCCCATAATGGCGATCTGGACAGGATCAGTGCCTGATATCTCGTAGACTCTATCGCGGAGTTTCATTGTCATGCCAAGCCGCCGCCAGATTGTGCGGTAGCCCGTCTGACCGATCTTACCCATAGATTTCCAGTGCTCATTAGACCATGTATGCCCGCCATCATCCGACCAGCGTAGCATAACCTGCGGATCCGCGCCGACGGTTAAATTATACTGAGCATAATCGCGGATCTTTAAAGCAGACCCAGCGCGGTCAAGAATGAAATCGTTAGCGCGATCATAAATGTAAATAATAGCATTGACTTCCTCTTGGCTGTAGCCAGACAAGCCAACACCGGCCTGACAGTCGAGCTGAAGACTATGTTGCGTCGAGCGGTTTAGATTGTTCTGGCCTGTAGGCAGAGCGCGCCATGATCGTAGCCATTTCTGCGTTGTGCCTGCTTCTGAATAGATTGTTGGGTCATATGCAAAGATTTCGCCTGTGCGGTAGTCGCCGATGACGATCTCATTGTTGAAGTTCATCTGACAATTCCCGCGTGTGCGGGTAAAGTCATTATTTTCCCAGCCAGCGCGCTCATGCCAAGCGCCTGTCGCTACGTCATAAACCCATGTCGTGTTAGCGTTAGGAAAGTTAAGAACATAGAAGCTATGGCCGTCCTGTTGATAGGTGTAGCCCACAGCGTCAGATAACGTCGAATATTGTTGAATCTGCCATTCGACCGCATGAGTCGAAACGCGCTCGCCTGAGTAACCTTTAGAACGGTAGACGATACCATTACCGCGCGCGTCAGCGCCGAGCCAGAATAGGCCGTTGTCGAGCTTGGCGACTGAATAAGCCGCAAGACAACCTATTTCGTTAAATGCGCCTTGGATACGCGCTAACGGAAAATCGGGCAAACCGGCGTCATACCAGACTTCGACTGAGTTTGTTCCAAATAGCCATACTTCGCGATGGTCTACGATTAGCGTAACAAGATTATCGGGAGAGCCTTCCGCGCTGGCAAAATAGAGCGGGTCAACCGTTGTGGTGTTTGAATCCAAAACCCAAAAGATCTGGCTGTCTGGCTGGTTATACACAAACCAACCGTCAAGAAAGCCACAACCAACAGCGCCTGCGAAGGGTGAAGTAAGTTGCGTCAGGAAAGGCGTAAAGGTCAGCGTGACGCCAGTATTGGTAGCCGTAGCTGCGGCAGACAACACGAATGTCGTGGGGTTGGTTACGCTGGCTACCGTTGCGCCGGTTGGGATACCTGTGCCGGACACTGGCTGACCAGGGTAAAGATATGTTGTATCGCCGCCCGATACGGTCGTGCTTGCGTTCGTGGTATTAAAGGGCAGCTCTTGATAGGTGCTATTATAAATGTAGCCGTTCGTTCCGGCGGCAATAAACATCTGCCGACCATTGTCGGTCATGTTGACTTGACTTGATCCTGAGACGGTTCCTATTGCGGTATAATTCCAATCAGAATCAATACGGTAGAGCGTTGTCGCCGATACAGCGTATCCATAAGCTGTAGTTGCTGATTCGCCAGGAGCCGGATCTATGGTGTCGCTTGTAAACGTCCACAACCCGCGAACTGGCCCTGCGCCTAACGTCTGAAGAAACCGCAGTCCTGGCGCGCGTTGTAGCCACGCAGGCTGCTTACCGCCTTCAGGCACAACTTCAGGAAAAAGATTAATCATGCGATTGTCAGCCGCATTTGGACTGCGGGTGACATAACTAGAGCCAAGAATAGGCGTTGCGACCATCAGTAGTTGCCCGCATAGATGTTATAGCGCTGACGTGTGCCGACAATGCTGTAAGGCAGAGCCATGATGTCGTCAGGGTTATTGATGCGCTTCAGATTGCGCTTGCTATACATGGCGATCCGGCTGACCGTAGGCGATGGCTCGACGCCAAACTCAGGGGCCAGCTCGCAAGCCAGATTGTAGCGGAACGCCCGCAGATACCCAGGCGGGAAAAGGATCGCCGTTGCTAGATTAGCAGGCTGCGATAGCTTTTCTACTGAAATGAAATGCCATTCTAACAGTCTTAAAGGGACTGGATAGATGACCATATCAATGTTTGGATAGGTCATATTGGTGAATATGACCTGTGGGTAAGTAGACGTTACGGTCTTAACCGCAATGCCGTCATACTGTTGCTGATTGATAAATTTAATGCCGTAAGAGACGTTAGTCTGTGGATCGCGGAAGTAAGTCGCGTCATCCAGCAATACAGGACGTAAACCCACAAAGTCGCCGGTCGGCCCCAGCGTGCGGTTGCGCTCGCCTGACGGCCAATTGAATACTTGATCTTGAGTTGAGAACACCGACAATCGTTCGGTATTCCAACTGTCGATCATCTGGTTCAGAGCAAATAGCGCGTCATTCGCTGTCTCGGACGAGGGCGTTTCGCCTTCGGCTAACACTCCGAGGAGCCTCAACGCTCCCACTATCTGATCGTAGCAACTGTATGTCGTCATTTGGGTCGAACCTCTCCCAGCCGTTCTCAATATCGGCTTCGGCCTCTAGGTCGAGACACGCCACTTTAACCCCATGTTCGGGGTGTTTCAAATAAATAACAGCCATTGGTTACTTTCTAAAGAAATACAGCGGCCCGTAGGCCGCTATATATTAAGATACCGAAAATTCCAGATTATAAACAGGGAATGTAACGGTGTTAGCAAGCGTTCCAGAAACCGTCGCGCGGATACGCAAACGATCACCATCAGCAACAACCAGATTGGCTGCGGTGCCGTTGAGCGTCAGTGTGCGTTTGCCATTAGCAACAATCGCTGAACCGCCCGTTGCTTTGGTCGTGTTAGCGTCAGTAGCCGCCAACATAGCCGCTGAACCAGCGCCAGCCTGACCAAGATTGGTAATGCTGAACGTGATGTAGTTCGTGTCACTAGTAGCCAGAGCGTCTACGCCAGAAAAGAGCGCCGAAGTAAGAACACCCGCAGAGGCCACGATGACAAAAACATCGTTGGTTCCGCCGGTAGTAACCGCAATCGTCGCGCCTTGCTGACTCTCAGAATAGCCAGTGTAGATATTAGAGAGAACTTTGGTTGTAGAGTCCAGCGTCGCTCCAGTGATCGTTGCGCCCGTAATGGTTGTGCCAGCTACGAGTTCAGGATCAGAAAAAGCAACACCAACTGCTTTGGTGTTTGGCATGGAGATGTCCTCTAAAAAAGAGTGGGCTTGCGCCCACCCTAATTATGCGATGCGGTAGATCGAATACGCAGCCGTGCCGGTTTTACGGAAACGGAAGGTAGCCGATGCTGGGTTTGTTGGGGCCGCAGCGGCTGCGTCAACAACAATAGCCTGACCAACAATCGAATTGCCCGTGCCAGCGCCGAACGTCACATCATTCGCGGCGTTGTCGCCGAGGTTGATGATATGAACGTCAAAGCCTGAATTGACTTTGAGGCTAGGGAAAGCAGCATCAATCAACGCGCCTGTTGGGAACGTGTAGGTGCCAGCGTCCGTGCCGCCAGAATCAACGGTAATGAGGCCGTTGGCAAGGTTGTCAACAGTAACCGTGACCGTAGCGCCCGTAAGAGCGGAAGGCGCAGGCTGCGCAAAGATAATAGGCTCAGTTAGATTGCCTGCCGAAAACTGATAGCCGCCTGTGCCCTGCGGAATAGCGCCGTAAGGGCCAAACGTCTCAAGCGGATAAGCCGCGTTCTGAGTAGTTGTCATGGGTTAAACTCCAAGAATGATGAGAAAAGGACGGCCCCGTAGGGCCATCGCTTATTAGCCCCAAAGGCGAACGGCCATCTGCGGACGAATCACGCTGTAGCCATAAAGCACGTCAATACGGCAAGGCAGACGGTCGTTGTTGATGTCATACTGACGAACAACGCGGAGCGAAATGCCATTGTGAACCTGACGGCTAGCCATATCGACACCCTGCGGAAGCAGAAGGTCGGCGGTGGCGAAGCTGATTGCGTCACGATGATAGATCAAGTTCTGTGGATACTGCGTAGAAGCAGCGCCGAGGAACGTGACAGCCGCGCCGGAAGCAGGCAGAGCGTCAACTGTAGCGAGAGCCTGAGTAGCCGAATACATCGCAGGAACAGTGACCGTAGCGGTTGTTGACGCCGTAACGTCAGCAAGAGCAACGAACTGATACAGCGAGCCGGTTGACTCACGGGTCTGTGGGTTGACAGCGAAGACGCTACCGATAGTGAACACGTCGCCAGCTTTGATGATCGTCGAGCCAAGACCCGTCAGAACGATGCTGGTTGAGCCTTCAGCCGTGACAGTCGTGTTAACCGTAACAGTGCCTGCGCGCGAGCCGGTCGTGAACTGCTTGATTGACTGAGACATATTCAGCTCGTCGTAGCCGAGGATGCCTTCACCAAACATGCCGTTCTTGAACTGCTTCGAGATAGCTGAAACAGGGTTGAACAGACCTTTCATGCCTTCGATCAACGCAGCGTTAGCGGCTGGGTTAACAGTGGCATAACGAGGCTGCATGACCGCAGCGTTCTCGTTGAGCTTCTGTTGAGCTTGCAACAAAACGAGCGACGTAGCAGGCGTGGTGCCTGGGGTGCCGACCGAGTTGCCGATGTATTTGAAGCTGTTTGCAACGTCGGCGTCGATAGAAGACGCGAGCTGCGAAATACGAGGCTTCAGAACACGTTCAGCGAAGTCGTCCAACTGCATCGTGAGTTCGGCGGTCGTGAAGTTCACGCCGATGTGCTTCTGGCTGGAAACAGTGAGCGTGGTGTATTGCTCGTTGTCGTCCTGAACCTGAAGGGCCGCGCCGTCCGTGACCAATGCGCGGTCAGGAAGACGGATGCGGAGGGTTGAGCCGATCTTAGCGCCTTCTACAGCGAAAGAGTCGTCATACTGACGGTTGACAGTGCGCGTGAGGACAAGACTATTCTCAAGGATCTCAAGAGCCTTGCGAGTAATCATGTCGATTGTTAAAATCGAGTTAGACATGATTTAATTACCTACGGTTTTGCGCTTCCCATTTCTTGATCTGTCGCAACCGTTCGGCTTCAATCCATTCTGACGTTGACATCGACTTTGTAGACCGTGGGTCTGTCGTATCATATCTAGGGCCGGAGCTTGACCGAGTAGCCGTGACAGGAGCAAGAGGAGCTGGCGCAGTTGAAGTGCGTTTTGTCGGTGGATCCGCCGCCAATTTGGCTTCGATTCTCCCGATCTCCTTTGCTTGCAAGATAGGCGGTAAATTGGCTATTCGCTGGGCTTCCTTTGGGTTGGATCCAAGGTGATAAATCACTTCGGGGCCAATATCGGACGCCTGAATCGCTTGAGCCATATAGTCCGTTACGGGAAGATTCGGGTTGTATGCGACCTGTTCAAAGTCATCATACTTGCCACGGGCATCTTCTTCACGGTCTTGATATGCCTCAAGAACAGCCGTTTGTTGTCGCTCTGCTTCTCTTCGCGCTAGAAGCTGTTGAGCTTTTTGCTCTGCCAGTGCTTCCGCATAGGCTTGAGCGTTCTCAAAGTCATCTGGCGCTGGCGGAGTCGCAGCTTTAGCCTGCAATTCTGCCTGAAGTTGAGCTAACTCTTGGGCTGCTTTAGCCGCATTCAGCTTCTCTTTGCGAAACCGCTTGTCGATCAGAGCGTCCAACTCTTTTTGAGTGAACATCTTTTCGGGCGGTTGTTCTTCCGGTTTATTTTCCTCAGTCGTTGGGGCTACCGTAGCTTCCAACTCTGGCGCGGTGCTTATCTCCGCTGTAGCGAGATCCTCGTCGCTCACGCGACCTCCTATCTTCCTAGCTATCCGGCTAGTCGGTAACCTGTATTATTACTCTTTAGGCGTCTGATCGTCAACTAATACCCAGTAGTGTCTTTAATTCATCCACGCTCAACCCCGCCGCCGCGAGTTTCTCTTGTGGCGTTAGAGGAGCGGGTTCTGGTGGTGGGACGTATGGATTAGGCGCGTTGCCTTCAGCTACCCAAGCGAGATAGGCTTGATAGTCTGTATTGGCTTCGTCGGCAGGAATAGACGCGCCATCAGCATCGCGGGTAACTGAGCTATTCAATGTAAGTGTATATGTCATCTATAGCTCCGCAGACATTGTTATGTAATTTGAGTTACTTCCAGGGACAGCCAAGGTTCCCGGTCTTGATGTAGTAAGACCAGCAAAATTAGGTACTCCTAGAAGAAGTATTGCATATGCGGTGGAGAAATTTGACCCTAGCCCCGTAGCTGATTGATTTGCGTTATTAGTGCCATCACCTTGAAAATTTAAAACTCCTGTTTGCCCAAGTGTGGGCGCAACCCTCATGGTTGGTGATATTGTCCCCCAAGCATTCACAGTTGTTGCTGAAGGAGTTGCGCCAGAAAGTTGAGCTGTTATCTGATAATAGCGTTGACACTGTGCCAATTGGTCGGAATATATCTGCCGCTCATACGGCGTTGATATTGAACCGACTTCTAGCTGCACATTATTCACGTCCCAAGTGCCGCTTGTCTGAGCGCCGACAGTGAACAGGATCTCGATGCCGGTAGTAGCCGCAGCGGGGATGGTAATATTCGTGGTATAGCGTGTAAGCGTGCTAGTTACCGTGAAAGTGCCGGTTGCTATCTGTGTTTTAGTTGGCGTGCCGATAGTGCCGAATGTGTCGGCTGTTGTGGCATAACTGGCTGTCCACGTAACAGTTGTCAAAAGGGAATTGGCAAGTTCGACAGAAAGTGTGGCCGTCTGACCGGCCATATCAATGCTGTTGAGTTGTTCAATACGCTGTCCTACGCCTACTGCCGTAACAGAAGCCGCACCTGTAATTTGAAGAAGGTTTTTATTACTACCTGTTCCTGCTACTTGAGCCGCTGTGACGTTTGCGCCAGTGCTATAAACAAACCATCTATCGACGCAAGGATACCCCGTAGAAGCTGTCGGAACAGCCGTTCCCGCCGTAACTGTAGCTGATGTAGCTCTCTGAGCTATATACATATTGCCGTTTATCAGTCGGTTTCTCTTGAAGCTGCTACCCATCGCCAACGTGCCAGTCATCGCCATATTTCCGGCGGTACTAGGCGTGGTCGGCGAGAAGGTCGCGCTGTTTAGCGTCACGTTGTTTTGCGGCGTGAAGCGCATGTCTTCCGTGCCGTTAGTGGTGACAGCTATTGTGTCAGCGGCAGGAAAATAAATACCCGTATTAGTATCGCCAGTCGTCGTAATACCCGGCGCGCTGACTGTGCCAGCCGGGAAAATAGCCGAGGTCGTGAACGTAGGCGACGTGCCAAACACAAGCGCGCCCGTGCCAGTCTCGTCTGTTACAGCAGCGGCTAAATTGGCTGAAGACGGCGTGCCAAGGAATGTTAGGATTTCAGAAGCAGTTGTTGTTGTAGAAGGCGCTACTCCTGCGCCGCCGCCAACAACTAAAGCATTAGCTGCTAAGGCTGATGATGACGCTAATGTGCCTGTAGCACTGTAATAAAGAACGCCGCCTGACGTGCCGGACGTTAGACCTGTGCCGCCATTAGCGACAGGTAATGTGCCGGTAGCTTGGTTAACAGGAACATTGGTACAGCTTGATAAGTTGCCGCTAGATGGTGTGCCAAGAGCGCCGCCGTTGACGACAAACGCTCCGGCAGAGCCTGTATTGACGCCAAGAGCCGTAACGACGCCTGTGCCTGTAGTAACAGTCGATGGGCCGGTGCCAGATCCACCACCAACAACAAGAGCATTAGTTGTGAGAGCTGCCGCAGGAACAAGAACACCGCCAGCGACATTCGTGTTATTGCCAAGAGCGGTTAAAACGCCTGTGCCAGTCGTCGTGCCAGAAAGCGTGTTTGTGCCGCTGTAATATGTAATTTGACCGACAGTGCCAGTATTAATTGTTCCCGACGCAAGGGCCGTCCATGAAAGAACGCCTGCGGTTGTGGATGTAAGCGCATAGCCATTAGATGCAGGGGCAGCAGTAGGAAGTGTGTAAGTAACCGCAGCGGAAGCATTACCTGCTTGAATCTTTGTAAGATTTGCGCTGGAAGCATTACCTAAAGCAAGAACACCTGTTGCCGTAGAGGCAAGTCCAAGTGTCATTGTATAAGTAGTTTTATCAAATAAGAAATTAGCCGATGCGCCAAACGATCCAGCATCGTTAAATTGAATTTGTTTGTCGGAGCCAGCGACAGAACCACCGCCACCGCCGCCGCCAACAACCCAAGAAGTATTGCCAACACCGTCCGTAGCTAAAACGTATCCATTTGTTCCTGCCGTTGACGGTAGAGTTAATGTCCACGCTGCGGAAGCACTATTAGATGATTCAATTGTTGTTGAATATGAACCAGCCGCTGTATTGGCTAAAACTAATGAACCTTGCGTTGTCTGTTGTGCGCCAAGCGTAACAGCCGATGTGAACGTCGGACTAGTTGCGAATACTAGAGGCCCAGATCCCGTCTCATCAGTGACAGCCGACGCGAGATTAGCTGATGATGGCGTCCCCAGCCATGTAGCAATGCCCGTGCCGAGCGATGTTAACCCAGTGCCACCGTTAGCCGCAGCTAACGTGCCTGCCATTGTAATAGTGCCGGACGTGGTAATTGGCCCGCCTGAGAACGACAGACCTGTCGAGCCACCGCTAACATCAACGCTGGTCACAGTGCCGAGCGGGTTGGTCGCCCACGACGTATTCGAGCCGTCAGTCGTTAGATATTTACCGTTGTTACCACCTTGACTTGGCACAAGCGCATTAAACGCGGCGTTGGCTGTCGTTTGACCCGTGCCGCCGTTGGCTATCGGCAGTGTGCCAGTAACACCTGTAGCGAGCGGCAGACCAGTCGCATTTGTAAGCGTTATCGACGGGCCTGTCGCCAATACGATAGCGCCGGAGCCTGTTGTTGTATTGCCGAGCGCCGTGACCGTGCCGCTGGTTGGGAACGTGAGCGTGGTCGTGCCGGAGAAGGTGAAAGTACTCGAATAAGCGCCAGAAGTAATGAATGTTGAGTTGTCCGCCAGCGTTAGCGTCGCGCCAGTGGCCGGAGCTGTAAACGTAATCTTATTGACAGTGCCGTTTAGGGCTAAATTACCGCTCTTATCAACGACAAAAGAGGCCGTTGTGGCCCCTGTAACGGTCAAATTAAGCAGATTAGACGACGCACTAGACGCCGTATTGGTAACGGCTAATTTAATGCCGTTCCATGTAGTTGCAGCATCATTCCATGTGTCGCTAAGATTATAAATAAAGGCCATTTAGGTCACTCGTAGAAGATCGTCACATTCGGATTTGTGCCGCCTAAGACAACATAAAGTCCCTTGCTTAACGTGACACCTTCAGGCGGAAATGAGTAATTGCCTGGGACTGCGCCCGTGAAAGTAGATATAACAACAGGATCTGAAGTCGAAGCCGTCGCTGAATCGTAAACTGCGATGGTTGGCGATGAGCCGGAGCTAACAAAAACGCCTTTAACCTTGGCAAGCCCTATTTTAACTTGCGAAGTGGCCGTAAGATTTAGAGCATATGCCATGATTTCCTCACGCTAGGAACTTAAGTTTATACAGTGTTGATAGGTATAAGTCCACGATACCGTCGATAATGTTCTGAATCGCCGTATCGTCCTTGTCACAGACCTTATACCGCATTTCTTCAACGTCTTTTAGCGAATCTTCAAGAAACTCAATAACATTGTTGGTTTTCTTGGCTGAATGGAGCGTAATCGGCCCGATTAGGCCGTGTCTGCCTTGGTAGGCTTCGGCTAAATCGTCGGCCAAGTCGATGACTTTGCCGTAAAAGCCGCCTAACGCCTTATGTTTTGCATATGATCGCGTGTTTAGATGCACGCTATGCGTCACATCGCGGGCTAAAAACAGGTGTCCGATTAGATCCGCGCAGCTCATTATTCTAATCCTGGTAATTGAGGTTGCATAGGCGTCGATCTAGGCACAATGTCACCCGTATCCATTGCCGCCGCTACCGTTCCCATGACAATATCCTGTATTTGTTCAGGTGTCATATTGGCCGCTGTCGCCTGTATGCGCTTCGTCTCCGCATCATACGCCTTGATCTGCGTGTTCTGTTCATCAATCGCCAGCTTCTGCATATCATACGACTGTTGCAGTTGCTGAACCAAAGCCGCAGTCTGTTCCATCTGGTTCGCCATGTCGTTCATTTGCATACGCATCATCTGCGCTTCTGGCGACTCATCTGTATTATCCAGAACCTTCGGATCGAGCGTCTTGGCAAACCGAGCCGCCATCTCCTGTGCCCCAGGCCAGTCCATGTTCTTTATGAACAGATCGCCCGCCACAGCCCAGAGCTGCGGGTTGGTCTGCAAGATCATCTGCATCGCTTCCATCGCCTCTTGGCGCTTGGTCGCGTAGCTTGGGCCAGTGGTAACAACCACATCATAAATACCAATGGACGGGTTGTAGATCTTCTCAATGTCCAAACCTGTGATTGGATCCTTGATGACGCGAACTGGTTCCGGCTGGTTTGGATTGATCTTCACCATATCCACTTCGCCGTCGAGTCCGACGATACGCGCTACGCGCTCCGTGTCGTAGATCTTAGGGATCAGATCGACGAGCTGTCTTGTCGTATATCGAACCGCTCGCGCGAGATTGTCCACGTAGTGATATGTGGATGTATCGCCCTGGTTTTGCCGAGCCAGAATCGCACGACCCGTCCTCTCGTTACTGGTCGCACCAATGGAGCTGTCGTATTGACCTGTGGTGGCCTTAATATCTTCCCCAGCGCCCACTTTGGCCTGGATAAGGCCGGTTTGCGCCATAGGTGGCTGCGCGCGTTCAGGTAATGGCAGAGGAGATCCTGCGCCGTCAGTGACATCTGGGTTGACTTCGAGGTAAGGCCAGTTGTTCGTATTGGCGGTTTTCCAGTTTGTTTCGTATCCTTCAAACTGTCCCCCATATCC